GTGGCTGGCCCTGGCCGTCGGGGCGTCCAACAGCAGCATCAGGACGGGCCTGAACGCCAAGCCCACCAGCTTCACGGCCTGGTTCAAGACCTCCTCCACGGAGGGGCACATCTACGAGGGCGCGGTCATAGACAAGCTCGTCATCTCCGCCAGCGAGTAGGGAGGGGTCGTGTCCTACGAGGCCGACTGCAAGGCCGCATGGCACACCGTCGACAGCGGGGACGGCTTCACGGGGTCGGACGGGAACGCGCTGTCCGTGTCCGCCACCTACCAGGGCACGCCCGCCCGCAAGCCCGTCACCTGGGACCGTTCCTTCAAATGGGGCGAGGTCGGGGCCACCACCGGGCTGACCGAGCTCCCCGTGAGGTCGTGGAGCTTCACGATAGAGCACAACGTCGAGGGCGTCCCGAATATCGCCGGGGACGGCACGGGCGTCGCCTACCTCGGAGGATTCTACCTCGGGGACCTCAGCATGACGCTGAGCCTCACCATCGCTTCGGAGGACAGCGCATGGATCGTCAAGAGGCTGACCGACCCGGACACCCTCTTCGATGTGGTCACGGCCATCGACAACGCCCAGATCCGCTTCGGGTCGTGCAGGCTGGCGATGGACCAGAGCGCGATGACCGCCCAGAACGGGTACGACGAGACCTTGACCATCGAGGTCAGGACCCTCAAGTACACCATCAGCGGGGTCGCGCCGAGGAGTGCGCCCCCCGAGGGGGACGGCGACACCAGGTCCGCGCCCGCAGAGGAGCCCGACGAGGAGCCCGGCGAGAGGCGAGGCCGATGGTCACCTACGACTACAGGGACCTCGACACCGGGGGGAGGGCCGAGGACCCGGAGTCGGGGGCCTACTCCGCCGTCGCGCTGATGCACGAGCATTATGTCAGGTACGTCCTGCAGACCTCGCGGGGGGCGATAGTCCTCCGCCACCTCCCCCTCCGCATAGCCAGGGTCATCGAGTCGGTGCGCCGCGCCATGTACCCCGGGGTCGCCAACCTCGAGGCGAGGTTCGAGGAGGCCCGCAAGGCCATGGACCCCTCGACGGCCACCGAGGACCAGCTGGCCGAGTTCCTGAGGCTGGACCGCCAGCTCGCCATGAGCGACATGACCGCTTTGGGCGTCATCGTCGCGCCGACGCTGGCCAGCATGGACGACTACGAGGAATTGTACGAGAAGCTGGACGACGTCGACCGCCTGAAGCTCACCACCGCCGTCCGCGCCCTGGCCTCCCCGCTGGACCCTTCCAAGGTCGACGGCACGGCGGAGGCCATCGCCTCGAGGTACGGCATCGTGCTGGTCGACAAGGAGACCGTCGAGAACCTGACGGTGTCGCAAGCCGCATACCTCGTGGACAAGATCGTCAAGGAGAGCAGGGCCATCGAGGCCCAGAGGGGAGTCGTGAAGGTGAGGCGATGGCCGACTTCGACGTCTTCAGCAAGCAGTCCAAGCAGGCCGCCTCGGCTTTGACGCAGGAGCTTAAGCTCATCGGGGCCGACAGGGAGGCCGACCTCCTTTCCAAAGCCACCGCCGTGCTGTCGATAATGTCCGGCACGGTCGGCATCATTCAATTCGCATCCACGGCCATCGCGTCGTGGTCATCAATACAGGCCGCTTTGGCGGCGGTCAAGACTGCCGAATACGCCGCCCTCCCCCCCATGTGGCCAGTCATCGGGGCCGCAGTCGCGGGGGCCGCCATAGCCGGGGGCGTCACGGCCACGGTGATGGCCAGCAAGACCATCCGCGCCGACCTCAGCACCGACGAGGGGAGGGCCGTCGCCGTGGCCGGGGTCAGGGAGGCGATGGCGTGACCAACAGCGACGTAAGGCAGACCATCGAATGGGTCTTCAAGGTCCGCGACGAGGTCACGGGGCCCGTCAAGGCCATCCAGAGGACCGCCGAGGAGGGGATCGCCTCCGCCGGGATGCTCACGGACACCCAGGACAAGGCCGCATCCTCCGCAGAGGCCCTCAGAGCCACGCTGACGCGTTTGAAGGCACAGGCGGGCGAGAACACTGCAGAGACCTCCGAGAACGTCAGGGAGGCATCCACGGCCCTCGACGGGCTTATGCGGAGGCAGAAGGAACTCAGGGCGGAGCAGGAGGCACTTCAGAGGGTCCTCGACGAGAGCCTGTCGATGCCGGAGCCGGACCTGTCCAAGGTCAGGGACGCCGTCGCCGAGGCCGAGAGGCTGGCAGGGGTCAGGGTCGTGATGCCCGCCCCCGACGCGACGGCGGTCACGGAGGCCGTGGAGGACGCCCGGACGGAGGCTTCCCAGCCAATCAGCATCTCCAACGTCGATTCGTCAGCCGTGGACAAGGCGGTGGCCGACGCCAAGGCCGAGGCTTCCCAGCCCATCAGCATCGCCAACGTCGATTCCAGCGCAGTCGACGACGCCGTGGCCAAGGCCATGGAGACGGCGTCCGCGCCTATCAGCGTCACGAACGTCGATTCCAGCGCGGTGGACAGGGCCGTCCAGGACGCCCAGGACCTCGCGTCGACGCCTGTCGTCATCGCCAGGCCCGACACCTCGGCGGCGGAGGAGGCCGTGGAGGCCGTCAGGTACTCCGCAGAGCAGATGGCCGCCGACTTCGCCGAGCTCGGGGACCTCCTCGGGACCCCGCTACCGATAGCCAGCCCCGACACCTCGGCGGTGGACTCCGCGATGGACGCCGTCAGGCGGGAGGTCTCGACGCCGATAGCCGTGGCCATCCCCGACACCAGCGCGGTGGACGAGGCCGTGGAGGACGCGAGGGCCGAGGCGTCGCAGCCGATAAGCATCTCCAACGTCGATTCCTCGGCGGTGGACGAGGCCGTCGCAAGGGCGCAGGAGCTCGCGTCGACGCCCGTGACCGTGGCCGTGCCCGACACCTCGGAGGCCGACGCCGCCCTCGAGGGCTTCAGGGAGGCCGTCACCGTGCCCCAGACCGTCCCGGTCCCGGACGCCGCCCCGGCGATGGCCGAGGTCGACGCCCTCCGCCAGGGAATCCAGGCGGCCAGCGGGCAGATACAGGGCGAGCTCGACCTCATAGCCGACCAGATGGACGCCATGCTCGCCGACTATGGGGTGTCGACGAGTACGTTCCTGGCCGAGCTGGACGCGGGCATGGAGGAGGCCGTCGACTCTTCGAGGCAGGCCAGCGTCGAGATAACGGCCAGCCAGACGCAGGCGCAGACCTCGGTGGCCAGCACCAACGCCAGCCTCGACAGCCAGCGCATCAAGATGACGGCCCAGCTCGCCAGCATCGGCGCACTCAAGGCCGGGGTGGCCGGGGTCATCGGCGGGATCACATCCCTCGGCATCGTCAGCGACGAGACCGCCGCATCCCTCGGCAAGGTGAACGCGGCGTTCAGCATCATGGCGGGCGCGGCGGGGACCATCAAGGCCATCCAGGGCGCGATGTCGGCCTTGAATGTGGCGACGGCCATCAACGCCTCGCTAAACTCGTTCAATGCGGTGTTGCAGAATCCCGCCATGCTGGCAGGCGTCGGCCTCGCCGCAGGGGCCGCCCTCGGAGTCGCAGGGGCCTACCTGGTGACGCAGAACAACTCTTCCAGCCAGACCACCATCAACATCGTCGACGGCTCGGAGGGGCGGAGGGAGACGGGAGCCGAGATTTACGACATACTGAATGGAGGCGCACTATGACGATCACGATTTCATACGGCCAGACCCTGACTGCATACAAATGGACCGAGATGACTCCGTGGGTCGCCGACCCCGACGTCACCTACGTCCGCACCTATTCGGGGGGCACGATGCACTACAACGGGAAGGCCCTCCCGACCTCGACGGCCAAGGGCTTCGCGCCCAGGAACACCGCCAACGTCGCCGCATTGAGCACAATTGCGGGGCAGGAGGTCACGGTGGCGTCAGACAACGGCATGAGCGGGACCGCCCGCGTCATATCGGTCAGCGCGGACGCCTCGACGGCGGCCTACGTCTTCGTCACCCTCACGCTGAGGAGGACCGCGGCATGACGCAGGAGGGGCTGACCATAGCCTCGGGGGCGTTCCCGGACGGCTCGCAGTCGTGGTCCGTGGACACCCTCAGAGATACCTGGGTGCTCCCCGACTGGTCGATTGTCGACAGCCCCGGGGTGCTCTACACCAGATGGGGGTCGGGAGGCCGCGCGGGGATGGAGCTCTCGCCTTCCGTCAGGGCGGGGGCCAGCATCAGCGACAGCCGCACATACGCGTCCGGCTCCGAGATCTCCGTAAGGATTTGGCGCACCTGGAACGAGTACCGTGACGTCACCGAGCTCTTGGACGCCGATGCGGGGATGCCCGTCGTGAAGAAGGCCGAGAACCTCCCCGGCTCCATCAGCCTCGCCATCGACATGGACTGGGAGACGCCGTCGGCGAACCCGCTGTCGTCCAGCTTCGGAGGCTGGAACCGCCTCGTCTCCGGGATCGGGACAAGCGCGGCGGGGGCCATACGCACCGGGATGTACCTCACAGTCCATGTCAAGGAGAGCGGCAAGTGGGCCCCGAAGGCCGAGGGCTGGATAAGCACCCTGTCCCCCGACGCCGGGAGGCTCCGCATCGAGTGCGCCGACGGGCTGGCCGTGCTGGCCCACCAGGGCGCGACGCTGAGGCGGAATTACTACTCGGCGCACATCAGGGCCAAGGGCGACGGCTCCCTCGTGGACGGCTCCCTCACGGGGTCGCTTTCTGCCATGCCCTCCGGGGCCGTGGTCGACCCCAACTCATTCCTCTGGCTCGTCATCAAGAGGTGGCCGGGGTCCAGCCGCATATCCGGCAACTCGTACGAGAGGGGCACCACAGCCCTGTCCACGGCCTCGTCGTGGATGCCGTACATCCGCCTGAAGTTCAGGTCGCCGATAACCTGCCGTCTGGAGCACGTGACCACCCACGTGGCCAACCAGGAGCTGAACGCCCAGGCGAACTGCCGGATCGAAGCGACGGTCGGAAACGTCCGCTTCAGGTCGGGCATCCGCCTTCTGGGGGCCTTCCAGACAACTGAACTGGAGTTCACGTGGCCGATGTCCGACTCGCCCGTCATCAGCGAGGGCCAGGAGGTCACCCTGACATGGTACGCGCAGCCCGTGGCCCCGGCCTCGCAGACGCAGACCCTGCACCTGCATTTCTGGTTCGGGGACAACGACGGCGCGGATATAGAGTGCCAGATGGAGGCGAGGGTGGAGAACGGCTCCGCGGTCGGCACCCATCTGGCCCCCGACTGGGCCATCTACGCCTACGAGTATATGCCCGCGACGGGGACCGTGTCGGGCTCCTACGTGACGGACATCACGGTCGAGGGCTACCAGGGGGACGAGGAGGACCTCGTGGACCCGCCTGACGACCGCTTCGAGTACTCTTACTACACAGCAGAGCAGGACCGCGACGAGGTCATCCCGAACCTCGTCATGGGCCACGGCTCCCTGCCTTTCGTCGCCGGGAGCACTGACGCCGTCCTCGGGGTCTACCGCATCGGAGGGGGCTTCATGGCCGACTACCTGACGCGCATATCGGACGTCGCTGGCGATGACGGCAAGCGGAGGACCTGGACGGCCAGGGGCTTCTCCGTGATGGCCATAGCATCCGGCGTGAGCCATGAGAGGACTGACGCCGCCATGCTGACCGTCTGCAGGAACGCGGGGGCCAGCGGGGTCCCCTCGGGGGCCGTCGAGTTCGTCAGCTTCAGCCCCAAGATGACCCTCAAGGGCAAGCCGTCGCTGGCGGTCGTGAGGGGCACCTGGGAGGGCGACGAGTCCATCCCTATGGTCGTGGCTGTCGAGGCCGAGGGCGTGAGCGAGGCCAGGGGCCTGGTCATCGAGGCCGTGGCCACCGACTCCGACGCTTCCGACGTCAAGTCCGCCATGAGGGCCGCGTGGGCGTCACTCGACGCGGGGAGCCTCGACGTCTGGGAGGGCACGCTGACGATCCCGGGCTTCCGTCCCGACCTCATCGAGAGGACGGGGGCCAACGCCGGGGCCGGGGCGGTCGTCGCCATATACGACGAGAGGTACGGTCTTTCGGGCTATCCCGTGCTCGTGAAAGAAGTCAAGGCCGACTACGGCTCATGGACCACGGAGGTCACGGTCACCAGCAATTCGGCGGTCTATGCGTCCACGGTCCCGGAGACAGCCGCAGCCGTCCAGATGGCCGGAGACCTGTCCACGGGGTCGGGGCTCCTGTACCAGACGCAGTATGCCAGGATCGTGACGCAGACCGCCGTGGCCATCCCTCCGACTGTGGAGGTCGCCACGGAGGACGGCGAATGGTGGGAGTGCGAGGACGTCAGCGTCGGCTACACCCCGACGAGGGCGGTCGTCACCGCACGCATCAAGGGCGTCAGGGGGAGGTGCACAGACTACGACGGCAGGTACGCCGTGGCGCAGGTCAGGCTCGACGGTGGCACGGCCCTGGACATCGACCCTTACCGGAGGCCGGACCTGTACGAGGGGCAGACCCTCATCGTGCAGGTGGACGCCCCGAGGCCGTCCTGACCGCCTTGAACTCGCCCGAGAGCCCTATCCGGTCGACGCAGTCCTTTAAGAAGCCCGGTAGGGCGCACGAATGGCTCCCGGGCTCCACCGTGAACGACGGGGAGTCCGACCAGACGTCGGCATAATATGCTATCTGGCCATCGACGTACGCCTTGGGGCTGTCGTCGCCTGTGTAGGTGTAATCGATGGTGATCGTGTCGCCGTCCTGGGAGGCATCCCAGTACAGCGTGTCGTAATGGGGGTCGTATACGACGTCGAGGATGGGCGGCCAAGCCTCCTCCCAGAACACCCAGCCCCCCAATGTCACGGCACCTACGGCTATCACGCCCAGGAAGCCCTTGGACAGCATGCTCATTGAGTCCATGCAATGGCATCGGCGTCGGCGGTATAAGTAAAAAGGGCCGAGGCCAATCCCTCGCCCATGACCGAGTATTCCAACATCTTGGCGGCCCTCAACGGCCCCAAATTGACGCCTCAGCAGCAGTCCGAGAACCTGGACGCCTTCAAGAGGCTCCAGGACCAGGGCGTCAGCATCCCCGACCTCCTCAAGAGGCTGGACGACCTCGAGGCCAAGGTGACCGCGCTGAGCGAGAAGCCGGGCCAGGTCGACGCCGAGCTGTTCGCCATGATGGCCGAGTCCGTGAAGGACGACGAGGGCGTCGCCACCGCACGCAGAAGGATGCAGGCCGAGAAGACGCGGGCGATCTCGGAGATGTGCATGGCCGACGCCGGGTACAAGGCCGCCTTCGAGGCTTACCGCCAGGCGGTGACGGCGGCGTACATGGAGCGCAAGGGCCGATGACTTATACCCGATGCGCGATCCTCCGGGCGGAGGCGGGTCTCTCAGCCTCCCCGGAGGGCCTTTCACATCCATCCCTCCGGCTTTTTCACATCTTTTAAGGGAGGATTCGACGATGTCATATTGTCATTCATAGTATAATTTAAATACTACTAAGGTATATATTATATTAGGGGAAGTGAAAGGCCCCTACGAGATGAGAGACATGGACGGAAGAATCGAGAAGCTGAGGAACGAATGCCAGGGTCGCGCCGACGAGCTCGAGCCTTTGGGAGGGCCCGCCGCGAAGGTGGCGAGGGAGCTCAGGTCCTACGCGAGGCTCCTGGAGTCCTGCGACGGGGAGTCGGCCTACGACCGCATCAACCTGAACAACGCCGAGGACTGCCTTTCCCGCGCCGCCAGGGCCGCCGAGGACGCCATAGCCTACTCCGGCCTCGTCGACGGGATGATCGCGGGGTTCGAGAACGCCCCCATCGAGGCCGAGTGGGACGACGGCATGACGTTCCAGGTCAAGGACGCCTCCGGCGAGATCGTCGAGGAGGTAAGCATAGACCGCCTCGCGGACTGCAAGCCCCTCGTCGCCAGGGTCGCGCCCGGCCAGGCATGGAGGGTCGTGGAGGTCCGCAAGGTCGTGAGGTCCAAGGACGGCGTCAGGTGCATCCAGAGCATCGAGGGCGAGGTCAGGGGCTGGCGTGCCGTGGAGGTGGCCTGAATGGACGCGTACTTCGACGAGAGCATCGAGAGGGCGCAGCAGGCCCTCGACGAGGCGTCCGGGCTCCTCCGCGCCCAGGGCCTCGACGCGCTGGCCGACCGCCTGGACGACGCCTGGTGCGCCGTGAGGGACGTCAAGGTCGCCCTCCGGGAGCCGCAGGCCCGCATCATCGTGCTGGAGGGCTGGCGATGTTCGTGGTGCAGTCGGCGGCCTTCCGGATGGGCGTAGGGACCATCCAGGAGGCCAGGAGGCTGGCCGGGGCGGCGGTCGCCGAGGGCGCGGGGAGCGTGTCGGTGTGGGAGTGCCGCGAGGACATGGCCGTCGTTGTGATGGCCGTGACCGTCGCATGACAGGGGGCATCCCCTGTAACCCTTTTACACATAACTATTAAATACTACTAATGTATACATTATATTAGAGAGGGAGACCCGGGAGAAGGATCCCGGAGACCCTCGGAAAAACAGGAGATGAAGAAGATGAAGGCAGTATATGAGTACGAGAACGGAGAGCTTGGAGAGACCGTCGGGCTGCAGGGCTTCGGCAGGGAGATCATCGAGAGGGTGCTGGAGGGCCACGACGTCGTGAAGATCTGGCTCCTCCAGGACGACGAGGACGACGACGCCATCGACTATGATGCGGCGGACTGGACCTTGGAGACCTGGTGGGTCACGAGGGCAGACGGGAAGGTCGCCAAGGTCCTCCTCGGGACCTACCGCCCGGACGAGGACGACCTCTGGACCGCCGTCGAGGAGCAGTACCCCGAGGCCTGTGACCTCATCCCCGAGGGCGGCATCGAGTGGGGGGGCAACCTCGAGTACAACCTCTGGGACCTCCAGGTCTGGCCCGGACAGGGCGAGAGGCTGGCCGCGTGGATCAGGGAGGCGGAGTGATGCAGACATTCCGCTATTCGTGCGACTGCGGGGCCTTGGCGATAGGGTCCGAAGCGTGCAAGGTGCACGTTCACAACGGGTTTGGCGATGGGACGTTCCAGGTGAGTATCGTTGACAGGACCGAGTTCGCCAAGGACCGCGAGTCGGGAATGTTCGAGTTCCGCACGGTCTGCGAGGGTGACGCCATCACCATCTACGATTACGATTGCTCCGGTGCACAGCCCCTGGTCACTCTGTCGGGGCGGTTCGGCATCTGGGCCCTGAGGGGGACCGGGAACATGGTCATCGAGAGGTGGGAGTGATGAAGATCGTCGAAGAATACAGGGGCTACACCATCGTGGAGACCGACTGGACCACGACCGTTAAGGTCGGCTTCGACGAGGAGGAGGTCAGGTCGGTCTACATCATCAGGGGCCTGAAGGAGCGTCCGTCGAGGCCGTTCCTGACCTCCGTGGAGCAGTGCCGGGAGTACATCGACGGCGAGCTCGAGGGCCGCGCGGCGGTCGACCTGGCGATGAGCGAGACCTGGGAGGCCCGCGTCCGCATGAACGGGACGTCGCAGGCGGTCACGGTCCCGGCGGCGGTCATGAGGAGGCTCGGGCTGGAGGTCGGCGACGAGGTCAGGGTGACGGTGTCGAAGCTGTGAAGGAGGACGGGCGGGTACGATGATGCAACCAGGATCCCCGCCCGATGCAGAAGGATGGCGGGGGACCTGGGATTCGTCCTCAATGAGCAAAAGAGACGCCCCCGCCGCTGGAGTTGGAAAGCCAGCAAGCAAGAGAAGGGGTGGGGTTTTAAAAAGGCTTTGTGTGTATTTTTGTATTTTTTTGTTTAACGGGAGGGGCGAAAGCTTGCAGACCGAAGCCCCTCCCACCTCAGAACAACGAGGCAATATCATGATTGTTGAGTCGGTATTTAATGCATCGTCCGTCGAAGAGTATCTCGCCTTCCTCGCAAGGAGGGGGCGCAAGGAAACCACGCTGAAGCATTTCCGCTACACGATCCGCAAAGGCGGGGAGGCCCTTCGGAAGGCCGGCGTCGTGGACCCCTATGAAATCGACGCCGAGGACGTCATAGCGATGGAGCAGCTCCTCGACCTGAAGGAGTCGACCCGCAGGGTGGTGGTGGTCACGACGGGGTGCTACATCGGATGGCTGACCGGGAGGAACCCCGCCCATGACGCCGCCATCCTCTGGAACGGCGAGGCCCCGGCGAGGAAGTGGATCACGCCGGAGGAGTACCGCCGCATGATGGCGAAGGCGTGCCCGTGGATGCGGCTCGTCCTCGCATTAGGCGCGACGATGGGGCTGAGGCGCACGGAGATGGCGAACCTCGCCCTCGGCGACATCGAGGACGGCTATCTCACGGTCCACGGCAAAGGCAGGGGCAAGGAGGGCAAAGTCGTGACGATGGCGATGAGCGAGGCCGTGCGGAAGGAGCTCGACGCCTACCTGAAGGTCAGAAGGCCGTCGGAGTCCGACAGGCTGCTCATCTCATGCCAGCGCAAGGCCATGAACCCAGGGAGCATCGCCAACGCCGTCGTGAAGCTCGGCAGGGAGTGCGGCGTCGAGCTCTCGATGCACAGCCTCAGAAGGCTCTACGCCATGACTATGGCCGACGCCGGGATCCCGCTGGAGACGATGGCCAGGATGATGCGCCACGCCTCGCCCGAGGTCACGATGAGGTGCTATCTGAAAGCCGACCCGAGGCGCATGGCGACTGCTCAGAGCGCGGTGGACGCCGCCCTCGCGTGCCGAAGGACATCCATTAAATATCCCGTAGCCCATTACGAATATGCAGACCGAAAAGGGTGGATTGATGCGGAGCGGACGGTACGCGCGTCGCAAGTGATGCGCATACTCGTGTAAGCACACCATCGTCCAGCTCCGGCCTGCAGGAGTTGGAAACCAATGGAAAAAATTGGCATCGACAAGATCTGCCAGCATATCGAACGCCAGAACAGCGAGAAGATCGAGCTCGCGAGGGAGAAGGGCATCCCCGTCATCCCCTACACTGCCGATGACTTCTCGAACGACGCCTCGGTGGACTGCTTCATTTCCTCCGCAGTCACCGTCAAGAGCAAGTGGAAGGCCCTCAAGGCGTCCGGCATCGTCGTGATGGTGGGCGACAAGACCTGCATCGACGTCTCCGCGCTCTCGAGGGCGTCCAACCCCGGCGTCAAGGGCTTCGCGAGGGGATGCGCATGACCTCCAAGACGGCCAAGCTCGCCTTCCCCGAGGCTGAGGCCCCCGAGGACGGGAATACACAAAAAAACAAAAACACACACACGGAGACCCCCGAACAGCCCGTCGAGATCCCACCCGTCGAGATACCCGTTCAGACCCGCAACGCCTACCAGCGCATGTAGATCGCAATGGCAGTCATCGACAGGATGCCCTGGGCGCAGAGCCAGTCGAACAGCCAGTTCAAGTCAATCCCCATCGACGCCATGCGTGCAGGGGTCCGCAGGGCCTGCATCAAGGCGGGCCTCGTCCATGTCGGCCCCCTCGACCTTCGCTACGAAATGACCGTCAGGGAGACCAAGAACGGCGGGGTGGTGCGTTTCTATACGGGGACGGGGACCTTCCGCTACGTCAACGTCGACGATCCGAGCGACTACATCGACTACGAGGCCGTCGGCGAGGCGATGGACAGCGGGGACAAGGGGCTGTCGAAGTTCGTCACCTTCCTGCTCAAGAACCACTACAAGGCCGCATTCGACATCGGCGAGAACGACGACCCGGACCGCTACTCCTACGCCGAGGAGGACCTCATGGCCGCCGCCGAGGAGAAGGCCGAGCGCAGGAGGAGGAACCAGGACGCCGCCAGGCAGGACCCCTTCTTCGGCGACGACCGCGCCCCCCTCCGCAAGCGCATCGGGGCCATGATGAGCCAGGACAAGGAGGAGTACGTCGAGGGGGCCGCGCCCATCGTGGAGGGCTACAAGGCCCAGCACGGCCTGATGACGCAGTGGCCCAAGGAGGTCCTCGAGGCGTGCATCAAGGACATCGAGCACGTGGGAGAGGTCAAGGCGGCCAAGGACGCCTTCTGGGGCAAGGAGGCGGGCGCATGAGGCGCATCGATCTGGAGGCCCGCTACGAACAGGACGCCGAGGACTGCATGGCCATCCGCGACACCCTCGACCTGATCCACAACGCCGACTACCCGAGCCGTTCCGACGCGGCGAGATACGCCCGCATGGCCGAGGACCTGGTGGACCAGATAAACGGCCGCTTCTGCGACGCCCTCTGCCCCTGCCCCCACTGCGGGGACATGGACACCAAGGTGACGTTCTCCGTCGACCTCGACTGGCGCATATCATGCCCCGCGTGCGGATACTCCGTCAGGGCGGAGTCCTGGAACATGGTCCAGATGGCATGGGAGTCCCAGTGGGATGCCGAGGATGACGGAGGCGATGACGAATGACCCTCCCGACCTGCATGAGATGCGGGGGCGACTTCCTGCCCCCCAGGCGGGCGTCGTGGTGGAGCTACTGCCGCGACTGCTCCGCGCAGATGGGGCTGTGCCCCGACCCTTGGAACAATCCCGAGGCGGATTGGGACGCCTGGGCCCCCGTGCCCGACGAGGCCCCGCACCAGGAGGACGCCAGGCCGGAGCCCCCAAGGCGCGGGACAGACGAGTGGGAGGAGGCCCTGTGCTTCCCCCTCGGGACCGGGAGGGGGCGCAGATGACTGCGACGTACAACGCCTGCTGCCACATAGAGCTGGACTCATGGCCGGAGCTGGACAGAGGGATAGTCCTCGTCAAGTATGGCAAGGACGAGATCATCACGTGCGACATCTACCACGTCAGCAAGCTCTACCGCCTCTGGAGGGACGTCATCAGGCTCATGCTTGACAATCCCTGGGCCGACCTGGCCTTCGACGTCGGGGGCATGGGGGTGTCGTGGAGGAAGCGGGGCAAGTACAGGCTGACCCTCCACATCGACTCCTTCCAAGAAGAGTACGTCGAGATGGACGAGGAGGGCCTTCGTGACCTGCTGGCTGTGATGGCCGAAGCATGGCAGTGGGCCAGCGGGGACGAGAAACAGGGGGCCAGCCAATGACCCGCCTCGACCTCGTCATCAAGGAGGCCAAGGAGGCCAGGGCGCACGCGTGGTCGATGATGGTCATCGCCAACGACGCCGCGCACTTCTTGCCAGAGGGCGACCCCCGCAGGACGCTGATGCTGTTCGTCGGGGCGGACGCCGGGGGCATGGTCGAGATGCTCGACGACCGCATCAAACTGCTTTCCGGGGCCTCGGCCCCCCTTTTCCAGTCAAGGAGGAATGACGACATGGATCATGAGACTGCATCGGAGGAGAGGGTCCAATGACCCCGCTGGAGGCCCTCGCATCGCTCGGCGACGGCGAGCACACCGCGCTGGAGGTCGCCGGGAGGATGGGCATCGCGTACAACGACCGCCACGCATGGAAGCAGGTCAGGCAGGCCCTGGTGGAGGCCGCAGAGCGCGGGGAGTGCGTCAAGACCCGCCACGCCTCCCTCGGCGTCCGGTTCATGGCGGCCCCCAGGCCATCCGTGGAGACGGCCCCGAGGGGTCGCCCGCCAGTCAAGCGCGTCAAGGCCCTCCGCAGGATGCTCGACGGCGCGGTGCCGACGAGGGGCCTCGACCCCGCGATGCTCAAGAGGCTTTCCGAGGACGGCCTGTGCGTCAAGGAGGGCGGGTTCGCCGAGATCACCGACGCCGGGAGGGAGTACCTGGAAAAGTGGAGGTCGATAGCATGACGCTGTACCGCATCGTGAGGACCAAGCGGGGCGACCTTCGCCTCGACCTGATGGACCCGCAGATGAAGGACACCTGGTACGGCTTCGGCCTCACCGACGAGGAGGCCCGCCAGCTCGCCAAGGACCTCTGCAAGGCCGTCACCCCGACCGCCTCGGACCTGACCGCCGACAAGACCGTGGAGCCGTGAGCCTATGCCAGCAGTCTACCGTCAGGACCTCCCCAGGCGCATCGTCGTGTGGACCTGCAACGCCTGTCCTGCCGCCACGTGCGAGTTCACCAGCGACGCGGGGGCCGTGCCCTTCGCGTGCCCTTTGCAGATGGAAGCCCAGTGGAGGCGGAGCCGATGAGCCAGCAGAGCACGCTGGCCGTCCTCACCCCGGAGTGGAGGTCCACCGCCGAGGTCCTGGAGGCCGCCAACGCCTCGGGTACGCCCTACGCCGCCAGCACGATCGGGCGCAACCTCCAGGCCCTCCATGCGAACGGGATGATCGAGAGGGAGTACAGGAAAGGCAAGGCGTACTGGAGGCTCCGCCCATGAGCCAGGAGGAGATCCTGACCTTCCTCACCTCAGAGTGGCAATCGACGGCGCAGATCGTGAAGGCCGCCGGGAGGAGGACGCCCCCCGTACCGCTGAGCACCGCCAAGCGCAGCCTCTAGTGCCTGGCCCTCAACGGCAGGGCCGAGCGCGAGTACCGCGGACATTCCGCCTACTGGAGGCTGGCCCAATGACCACCCGTGCGCCGATGGCCCCCTGCACCCTGTGCGGGGTCGTGCCCTACCCTCCGAGCTGGAACACGGAATCCGAGGAGTTCGTCATCTCGTGCCCCTGCTGCGGGCGTTCCGCCGTCGGGCTGTCCGAGGACCTCGCCCGCGAGCATTGGGCCGCCGAGATGGCCAAGCCCGAGCCCGACAAGGACAAGGTGCTGGATTTGCTGGATTCGATAGAGGCGGCCATGTGCGACCTCGAGGGCCTGCGCCAGATCCCGGGGGCGATGACCGCGTGGCACGCCTGGATGGACGCCTACAGGGAGATTCGGGCGTGCATCCTCGAGGCGAGGAGGGGGTCGCCATGATGGACGTCTGCGACATATTCGACTGCCGCGACTGCCCCTATTGGGGGCCCGACTGCTACCTCGAGCAGAAGTGGCTCGAGGAGATGGAGGACGGGGCATGATTCCGATACTGCTGGCCGTGCCGCTGGCCATCCTCGAGAGGCTCCTGGAGCGCATGGGGGGCATCATATGATGACCTGCTTCGCCTGCCCCGAGTGCCGTAAGAATCTTACGGCGGACTGCATGGTCCTCCAGGACGGCAGGGTTAAGGCGTGGGGCTACTGTGGCTGCGGCTTCCGCATCGGCGCGGGCATCGCCAAGAGCCCCTATCCTTTCGACGTCGAGGCCGCCGTGGAGCGTGCGCTGGAGCGCGACGGGGTGATCAGATGCCAGTGATAGACCATCCCGCATACTACCGGGAGGACACCGGGCATGAGGCCATCGCCGTCATCGAGGCGTGGGGCCTGGGGTTCCGCTTAGGGAACGCGGTCAAGTACATCTCACGCGCCGGGCTGAAGGGCTCCAAGCTGGACGACCTCAAGAAGGCCAGATGGTATCTGGACCGCGAGATACAGGCCATCGAGGCCGAGGCCGACGAGAGGGAAGCCGAGGCGGAGGATGCCGAATCCAGGCCCCGCTTCTACGCCAAGCCGAAGATGGGCAAGGTGGGAATCGTCGACGAGGACGGGGACGCCCGCTGGATCATGAGCAGGGAGGACGCCATGAAGATGGCCGACACCCTGGAGTGGGGGGTCCGCCACGCAGGGGACCGCCCGAGGGCCATCCTCGACGGCGACGCCCCGGAGGTCTGGATGCAGGACGGCAAGATATGGCTCCAATGGGGCGTGATAGGCACCTGTGCGATGCTGCCGATGGAGGCCAGGGCGTTGTCGGACTCCCTGCGCAGAGTCGTGGAGGGGATGCCGTGACCACATCCGAGGAGTTCAGGGCCCGCGTCCTCCGCACCCTCGCCACCGGGAAGGAGTACACCTGCGCCGAATTGTGCCGCGCCGTCGGGGCCGTCGGCCCGCTGGACGAGGCCGTGGTATCGGTGACGGCCTTCCACCTGGTCCGCGAGGGCAGGGTCGAGAAGCGGAGGGACGGCCAGGACGGCCTGTGGCGGTTCAAGGAGGCGAGGCCATGAACGGGCCCATCTGCTCGATAGGGACCAGCGGGCGCCATGTCACGATGGCCCGCACCGACGAGGGCATCCGCATCACCGTCCGCGACGGGAGCGAGGCCACGATGACCGTCGTGAACAAGGCCGGGGCCGAGGCCATCATGCAGGCCCTCGGCAGGGCTTTGGAGGGATGGGAGTGAGCCAGGAGGCGGTGCTGGCCGTCCTCACGGCGGAGTGGCAGACCACGACCCAGGTGGCCGACGCCATCCCGAAGGCCGGGCGCACGGACCGCGTGGTCCACGTCCGCGTCGTATTCAGCTATCTGGACAAGCTGGTCAGATGGGGGCTGGTGGAGAAGCGCATGACGCCCGACTCCTGGCCCGGCCAGCGTCAGGCGATGTGGAGGCTGAAGACATGAGCGAGGCGATGGACTGCATCCGCGACCTCGACCGTGCGAGGGAGGCCGCCGTCGAGTCCCTCAGAAACGAAGCCGGGAACGCATATCACCAGGCGGCCATCAGGGAGGCCATCAGGCACATCGACGAGGACGAGGACATGGAGGACTGCGGATGAGCGCGATGGGCGAGCAGGTGGCCCGGGCCCTCACGCACGAGTGGCAGACCACCGTCGAGATAGCGTCCAAGGTGGAGCCTTCCAGGGGGGTCGACGGCTGGACACACGCCCGCCTTGTCTACAAGCACCTGCACAGGGCCCTCCCCTACGGGGAGATAGAGAGGAGGGTCGGGCCGAGCCCCTCCGGCGGAAGGGTCGCATACTGGAGGCTCCGCACATGAGCGAGGCCGTCGAGAGGACGAGGGCCGCCATATCCTCGGAGTGGGCGACCACCGCCGAGATCGCCGACAGCATCCCCGTGGGGCGCGGGGTCTCCCCGGACGCCCACCGCAGGGCGGTCTACAAGCACCTGAGGAAGGCCGTCAAGCACGGCGTCGCCGAGTGCAGGGTCGAAGGCTCCGTCAGGGGCGGGACCGTCGCGTTCTGGAGGCTCCGCCAATGAGCCAGGGGCGCGACGACACCGTCGCCGTCCTCACTTCGGAGTGGGCGACCACGGACGAGGTGGCGGCCAGGGTCTCCCTCCCGGGGGTGCTCCATCCCCGGCAGGTGGTGTACATCCATCTGAGGTCCGCCGAGAGGGACGGCCTTGTGGAGTCCAGGCTGGTGGACTCCCCGCCGGGGTGCAAAATCAAGCAGATACGCGAGTGGAGGCTCCGCCAATGACCATCGACGAGGCCGTCATGAGGGAGCTGGCCACGGGCCCCAAGACCCTGACCCACCTCCAGCGCAAGTGCGTGCCGGAGCCGAGGTGGCCGGATATGCGCCAGAGGGACATCACTGGCATACTGGCCTTCATGGTCAGCGAGGGCCGCATCGACGTCCAGGAGTGGGTCGTGGAGAAAGGCAGGTTCGTGCCGATATACAGGATGGTGAGGAAGGAATGAGGATAAGGATGGATTTGGACATAGACTGCACGACAAGCCAGCTCGTGGCCTACCTCCATGCGCTGGCAGAGTGCATCGAGGAGGACGGCCTGATGTCGAGCCCGCTGCTCCGCGAGGGGGAGAGGGTCGGGAACATGGTGGTGGACGATGACTGAATACATTGTCGAGAGGAAGGGGCCGGAGACGACCGTCGAGCACCGCTTCGTGGACTACGGCAGGGCGATGGCCTTCTACCGGGAGGACCCCGGGAACAGCCGCATCTACGTCGTCATATCAGCGGGCTGGCGGACGGAGCTGAAGCCGGAGGGGGAGCGATGGAGTGGAGGTTCGGGAGGGACTGCGACCCCAGGGCCATCAACGACCTTTGCCGCCATCAGCTCGTCGAGAAGATACTGAAAGACGTCCTCGCGGACATAAAGATATGCAGGCTGGAGGGATGGGACCCGCTGGAGCTCCCCTGCATCATCCGCGCCGAGATGGACCGCATATAGGGGGCCGGCGCATGACCTGCATGAGGTGCAGGGGGGTGGACCCGCTGGACCTGCTGGACGGCGCATGGGCGACGTTCCCCGAGCTGTACGTCCGTCTTCACGCGAGGACGGGCTTCGCGGTCACGGTCCCCGAGTGGCACGCCCCGAGTCTCGGGCGCATGATGGCCGTCCTGGTGGCGTAGGGCATGGCGGAGGAGTACCGCGACAGGGGCGACTTCTCGAGGTGGAGGAGGGCGCACCCATGACCGAGCTTCAGGAGGCCCGCGAGGCCATGCTGGAGGCCGTCGACGCGATGGAGAAGGCCCGCGACAGCCTCAGGGACGCCGTGGAGGCCCTGGCGGGGATGGATGACAGGGACGCCGCCGCCATGAGGGAGAGCGCACTCTACGCATGGGCGAGGCTCCCCATCCAGGCCGTCGAGAGCGCAGCCGCGAGGGGGAGGCGGAGGAGATGACCTGCATGGAGGGCGAGCGATGCCGATGCCGGTAGGGAGGTCCCCGGAGAGCAAGCGTAACGACGCGATAGCCCGTGCCGTAATCTGCGCCCTGGGAGTCATGGCGGTACTCGCTGGGGTGTGGTCGATAATCAGGGAGATGATGCGATGCAGGGGTTCCGCGACGACGTCGCCGGGATCGTCGGCGAGTGGGGGCGGGAGCCATGAGGCTCTACACCGCCGGGGGCTCCAAGGCCAACCGCCAGGTGTGCAAGGAGCTCGGCGTCGGGCTGATGATGTGCGACGGATGGCGCGACCCCTCGGATTATCCATTCTTCGCCGTCGACAACGGCGCGTACAGCGCATGGAGCCAGGGCAAGAGATGGGACCCGTCCACCTTCCTCCGCATACTGCACAGGTGCGAGGAGGAGAGGAGGATCCCGGAGTTCGCCGTCCTGCCGGACATCGTGGGCGGGGGCGCAGAGTCGCTGAACCTGTCGCTGAGCTGGCGCGAGACGCTGGACGCCACCTTCCCCCGCATGGGCTTCAAGTGGGCCTTGGCGGTCCAGGACGGGATGGATGCCGACATGGTCCGCAGGATAGCGGGGGCTTGGGGCCAGCTCGACCGTGTCTCCGTCATATTCGTGGGGGGCACGATGGAATGGAAGCTCGCCACCATGAGGGAGTGGGCGGACTTCGCGCACGGGCACGGGATGACCTGCCATGTCGGGCGCATGGGGACCGTCGAGAGGATGCTGATGGCGGACGCCGCAGGGGCCGACTCCATCGACAGCACCACGTGGGTCCAGCGCAACGGCTGTCTGAGGCATCATGTCATGGAGTACCGCGCGAGGACCGTGCTGGAGGACTACGCATGACGGTAGCCACATACGAGGAGGTCGCCCGCCTCATCTTCTCCTACCCCGGGGGCCACTGGGTCGACGCATGGACGCTGGCCAAGACCCCCGGGCCCGTCATCGACGGAATCCATGTCAGGGGGAAGAGGGTCAAGCGCCCAAGCCCCGAGGACGTCCAGAGGGCCGAGGACGCGCTGAGGTCGCTGTGGGCGGCGGGCGAGTGCAGGCCCATGTACAACGTCGAGCACCGCCACGGCCACAGGTCGTACACCGCCCTGCACCCCGAGTGGACGCCGTACCCGCAGGGCCCGACGCTGGACGCCTGCTGGAAGGACATCGAGGCCGTGAGCGAGCATATCGAGTAGATGGGCGAGTGCCAGAGGAAGGGCAGGATGGCGGTCGTCAAACAGCCCGACCCGGACACCGCATGGATAAACACGATTACGGAAGGTGAAGAAGATGAAGATCGAGATGGTAGACCCGGCGCAATTGACGCCGTACGAGAACAACCCCAGGAGCAACGACGACGCAGTGCCAGCCGTCAAGGCGAGCATCGAGGAGTTCGGGTTCCGCAACCCCATCCTCGCCAAGCCCGACGGCGAGGTCATCGCGGGCCACACGAGGCTGAAGGCCGCCCTCGAGCTGGGGCTGAAGGAGGTCCCCGTGATTTACTGCGGTGACCTCACCGACGAGCAGTGCAGGGCATATAGGCTGGCAGACAACAAGACCCACGACCTGAGCGAATGGAACCTCCCGATGCTGGACGTCGAGCTGTCGGAGATCGAGGGCATCGACATGGGCCTCTTCGGGTTCGAGCTCGACGGCGAGGCCCTGGACGTCTTCGAGGACGCCGAGGACAAGGCCGGGGAGGGCTACGGCGGGGGCCTCGGCTCCGGCGACCCCAGGATGTGCAGATGCCCGAAGTGCGGGTTCGAGTTCTATGACAGCCGAGATCGCGTGCTACGTCCCGCGCCACGAGGTCAAGGGCTCTTACGCCAAGGACTGCTTCGACACCAGGATGTACTCGGGGCTGATGGTGGCCAAAGACATCCTCGAGAGGGCCGGGTACGAGGTCGACCTCGCCGGGGCCCCGTCCCTCGGACGCTACAGGCTGGTCCTCGCCTCCCTGACCTCCGACTGCGACGTATGGCAGTACATCAGGGAACGCCAGTCATGGCCGTCCGGCGACTATCGTGTGGCCCTCGGAGGCCCCGGGGTCCTCAACCCGCAGCCCCTCCTCGGGATCTGCGACTACATCCAGCTCGGGCGGGCCGAGGGGAGCGTCCTCGAATTAGCCGAAGCCGTCCTCAAGGGCCACACGGCCCACGGCGGGAGCCTGATACGGTGCGCCGACTACGACCCCGGCGAGGAGTACCGCATAGCGCAGTCGGGGATGTACCCCCATGCGGTTCAACTCGGGGCCAAGACGTTCCAGGAGAGCAACCTCGGATGCAACCACAAGTGCCTGTTCTGCGGGTACACCTGGCATAGGAGGCATTGCGCCGAGTCGGGCAGGTTCCACACCGACGGCCTCTTCACCTCGGCGGACAACGAGAGGGCCATGCTGGACCTCGCCAAGACGGGGTTCGCGGACATGGGCCATCTTCGCATCACCGCCATCGACGGCATCAGCGAGAGGCTGAGGCGCATGGTCAACAAGCCCATTCCAGACTCGCTGGTGTCGAGGCTGGTGGAGGAGATGGGCCGCATCAAGCCGAGGCAGGTCAAGGTCTACAACATCGTGGGCCTCCCGACGGAGACCGCCGAGGACTGGAAGGCATTGCCGGAGGCCATCGCGCAGGGAGACGGGAGATGCCCCGAGAGATACCCTCAGGCCTCGGTGCTGGTCCACGACACGCCGTTCAGGGCCACGCCGTGCACGCCGATGGCCTGCGCCCCGATGGCATACCGCGAATATAGAGGGATGCTCGGCGCGACCCGCCCGGATCTGAAGGGCAACCTGTTCTACAAGGGGAGGGGGACCTTCGCCGTCGAGGGGATGGGGTGCGACAGTCTGTCGAGCGTCGCCATGAGCGCGATGGTCATCAGGGGGGGCCGCGAGACGGGGGACGCCATTAGGAGGCTGGCCCTCCATAAAGGGTTCAACTCCGCCGACGCGAGGACCAAGCTGGCCACGATCCAGAGCGTCTGCGACATCCGCAGGCTCTTCGACGCCAAGGACCCCTCGGAGCTCCCGACCTCCAACATCCGCACCTACGCGAAGGTCGAGAGGATGTACGGCCGCTACCGCTGGCTCGAGCCTGCCACCACGGGGGCGAGGAGGCGAGGCCCACCCAGATTTTATACGCCCCCACCCCGACGGCTGGGTATGGATATAGCATCGTACATCCAGCCGGAGCTGCTCATCCTCATCCCCGTCCTCTACCTGGTCGGGGAGGGGATAAAGCGGTCCCAAACGCCGGACGAGGTCATCCCGCTGGTCAACGGGCTCATCGGGATCATGCTGGCGTGCTTGTACTGCTTTGCGACGATGGAGCCGGGTGGCTCCGTGGCAATGTGCCTGTTCACGGGAGTGGTCCAGGGAATTCTGTGCGCTGCCGCCGCCACCTGGGCGTATGAGGCGCAGAAGGATGCCAGGAGGCTCAAGGAATGAGCGACTGGGAGAGCATCGGCATGGTGGTGGTGGCCCTCGGGAGCATCCTCGGGCTGGTCGCCGCCATCTCCGGCCCCCTCGTCAAGCTCAACTCGGCCATCACCCGCCTCGAGACCGTCCTGACCTCCCTGCAGGAGAAGATGGCCGAGGCGGGCACCACACTCAAGACTCTGGACGCCCGCGTGGACCGCGTCGAGACCACCCTCACCGAGCACGGCATGAGGGTCGAGCGTCTCGAGGAGGAGTGCGCCCGGCGCAAGGGCCTCTAAACCATTTACCCCCACCCAGATTTTATAAGCCGTCCAGACCAAAGACGACGCATGACTGATGAGGTCATGGATCCCGTCGACTACCAGGCTTGGGAGAAGGCCAAGCTCATGGACATCGACGGGGACACCGACAGGATTCTCAAAAAAATGGAGAAAGGAGATACTATGGCAGAAGAGGGATTCAACAGCGGAATGCTTACGGGACTGCTCTCTCAGAGGGGGATCGACCCCTCGATGATAGCCGCGCTGAAGAACGACGACGGCCTCGGCGGGAACGGGCTTCTCTTCCTGCTTTTCCTGCTCCTCCTCGGAGGCAACGGCGGATACTGGGGCGGAAACGGCGGGGTCGACAGGACCGTAATCAACGAGGGCAACTTCAACCAGCTCATGGCCGCGGTCACGCAGTCCGGCCAGGCGCAGACCGCCGCCGTCCAGAGCCTCGCCAACAGCCTCAACACCGACATGGTCAGCGTCAACGCCGCCCTCGCCTCGATGGACAAGCAGCTCGCCGTCAACGCCGGGGACATCCGCAGCGCCATCCAGTCCTGCTGCTGCAGCATCCGCACCGAGCTCCAGCAGGTCGGCAACTCCGTCAACCTCGGGATGCTCCAGGGCTTCAACGGCCTCCAGGGCCAGATAGCCAACGGCATCAACGGCCTCCAGGGGCAGGCCAGCCAGATCGCGGCGGCGCAGTCCATGCAGGCGGCCCAGAACACCGACCGCATCACCGGGGCCATCGCCGACCTTCAGACCGCCATGACCGCAGGCTTCTGCGACATCCGCACCCGCGAGCTCGAGGCCGAGGTCCAGAGGCTCAGGGACCTGAACGCCCAGCAGCGGGACACGGCGAACACGACCGCCATCCTCAGCGCGATCCAGAACAAGGACACCATCAACTACACCGGGACCATCGACGGGACCTCCCTCACCGGGACCGGGACCCTGAGCTGAGGGATGACCATGCCCTTCACCCTCCTCCGCCGTGAGAGGAAGTCCATGCCGGAGGGGCAAACCCCTTCCGACCCTTCCGACCCTATTCCCGACCCGACGCAGACCGGGCTGGAGCCTCTGGCCCTCATGCTGTCGGCCTCGGACGGCTTCGGCACCTACATGGACCAGCTGACGCACGGCTACATGGACAACGCATACGTGGCCAGGTGCGTCGACCTCCGCGCCCAGGCCGTGGCCACCCTCCATCCCATCGTCACCGACGCCGACGGGAACGAGGTCGACGGCGAGCACCCTTTGAAGGCGGTCATCGCCCGCCCGAACGCATTGCAGTCTTGGAGGGACCTCGTCACCGAGATCCAGACGCACTACGGCATCAACGGCAACGCATACATCTACGTCGCCAAGACGCTGGACGGCCTCCGCCTGTACGCCGTACGTCCCGACCGCATATCCGCAGTCGTGTCGACGGACCCCTTCGCCCCCGTCAAGGCATGGCGCATCGACGGCGGTCGCCTCACCGTCCAGCCCGAGGACGTCATCCACATCCACGGCACGGTGGGCGAGGACGGCATCACGGGAATCTCCCCGCTGGAGTCCGCAGGTGCGGCAGTGCTCCAGCAGACCGAGGCCAAGAAATGGAACCGCGCCCTGATGCTCAAGGGGGCCAAGCCCTCGCTGGCCATCATCTTCCGCCAGAAGCTCACGCCCAAGGCGTTCCAAGACTTCGCATACCGCTACAGAATGCAGCACCAGGGCTCCGACAACGCCGGGAGCACCCTGATACTCGACGAGGACGCCAACGTCGTGAGCGCAGGGTTCAACGCCCGCGACATGGACTACGCCAACGGCGTCACCGTGAGCGCGAGGGAGATAGCCATAGCCTTCCAGGTCCCGCCCGAGCTGATAGGGGACTCCGCCAACAAGACCTATAGCAACGCGCAGGAGGCCAACCGCGAGTTCGCATCGCACACCGTCGTGCCTTTGGCGACGCAGATGTACGAGGCCATCTCCCGCCGTCTGTGGCCGTCCGGCGACGCGGTGCTGACCTTCGACAAGGCCATGATCGACGAGCTGAGGGGCGACGAGTCCGGACTCATATCCGCATTGACGTCCTGCGACTTCCTCACGACCAACGAGAAGAGGGCCCGCATGAGCTACCAGGACGTCCCCGGCGGCGATGTGGTCCTCACGACGATGGGCAAGGTCCCGCTGGACGAGGTCAGCACCCCTATCGACGACCTGATGGGCGAGCGACGATGGAGGTCACGGGCGTCAAGGTCCTCGGAAGGGGCAAGCCGACCCCCGCCGAGCTCCGCCAGATGGACAGGGCGATAGAGGTCATCCGCGCCCGCTACCACAGGTGGGCGAGGGTCAGATGGCGGGAGATCCTCAACGCCACGAGGGACGACATACTCGCCAGCGACGATCCGTCGGAAGCGGTGTTCATAGCCGCCGTCATGCGCCACGACCGCGAGGCCCGCAGGGTGTCCGACGCCCTCGTCTCCCAGGTCTACCGCGCCACTGCCAGCCTCGTCTACCCCGACGACGTCATCAAGGCATGGGCCCCGTGGGAGGTCAAGGCCGTCGACCGCCGCATACAGGAGCTGGTGCAGAGGCTCGTCGGGGAGGACATCGGCCTTATCGACGACACCACCCTGAGGTACGTCCGCGAAGCCTACGTCAAGGCCGAGGGCGACGTCGAGAAGTTCCGCCAGCTCCTGAAGGCGTCGCCAGCCTTCTCGCCCGCAAGGGCCAGGACCATCGCCGTCACCGAGACCAACCGCTGCATCAACGACTCCATGTACCGTACGGCGGAGCAGGTCGCAGGGGAGCGCGAGATAGAGACCCTTTGGAGGACCACCCTGCGCCTGAACGTGAGGCCGACCCACCAGATGATGGAGGGCAAGACCGTCCCGCACGGGGTGTGCTTCGAGGTCCCGACGGTGGACGGAGGCATCGACCTGATGCTCTACCCAGGGGACACCAGCCACGGCGCAAGCCCCGGGAACATAATCAACTGCTACTGCAAGGGCTTCAGCAGGTACGTCCAGCGATTCGTTATATAGGCTGTCGGCCATCCTCAAGCGGCAGGGGCGAGATGGGATGTTGCCTTGCTGGGTTTGACATCCGTACTTTGCGATAGTTGACGTCCCGTTCCTGCCAATGCCCTGCCCGATGGCGGGTCTACGGCCTTTTTCTGCACGATTTCGGCAAATCCTTATAAAATCCCTCGAATCTTGTCAATCATGTACTTCCCTGACCCTGAAAGGGCCGAGACCATGATGGAATTTGTCGGGGACTCCTCTCCGACCATCAACAGGACCGTGACCTCCCTCCCGATGACGAGGCGCACGGCCTTCAAGTGCATGGCCTCGCTGATAGAGTGCGGGCTTCTGTGGGTCACTCCCGGGATCCCGGGGATGGTGTCGGGCAAGCTCAACGCCGAGGGCTGGAACCGCCTGGACGATTCCCAGAGGGAGAGGGCCGTCAGGGCCTTGGGCCGCATAGCCGCCGCATTGGAGGCCATCGCATGATGCCGGACGGCGAGGAGCAGAGGCAGAGGAGGCTGGCGACCCTGGACGCGGCGGAGCAGAGGGAGAGGATGCTCGTCGCACTGGAGAGGATGGCCGACGCCCTCGAGAGGATGGCCGGGAAGGGCAGGATGGAGACGAAATGACCGATGGCCATGAGAACCTCATTCCTTTCGACCAGCGTACAGAGGAGGAACAGAGGGCGATAAGGTCCGCAGGAGGCAAGGCGTCCGGCAAGGCCCGTCGCCAGAGGAGGACCCTGAAAGACACCGCCCGCCTGATAGTCGAGCTCCAGATCGGGGACGGCCAGGCCGCCGACCTCGAAGGCTCCACGACCGTCGGCGAGTTCCTGACGGGAGGGGCGCACACAATCGAGGAGAGGATGGTCCTGGAGCAGGTCGCCGTCCTCACCGACAAGACGGCCTCCAAGAAGGACAAGGCCACGGCCACCCGCCTTCTCATGCAGATGCTCGGCGAGGACACCGTCGAGGTCACGGTCCGCAAGGACGCCGCGACCATCACCTACGACGAGGCCATGAGGTGGATCGCACGTGAACGGGAGCGCGGAAGCGACCGAGGTCGAGTACACAGGCACGCCCGAGGAGCTGGAAGCCCTCGTCGAGAGGGGGCACGGCATGAGGTCCTCGCTGTACCGCTACGTCAGGGAGACCGTGCTGGCCCAGCCTGGATACGTCGACGGGAGGCACATCCGCACGATATGCGACACCGTGCAGTCGTTCCTCGACGGTCCGGGGAGGGGCCTCACCATATCCATGCCCCCGAGGCACATGAAGTCCACCATCGTGGCCGAGAGCCTCCCCGCATGGTGGCTGGCGACCCATCCGCAAGGCGAGATAATCATCGCGTCGTACAACCAGGGCCAAGCCAGGAAGATGGCCCGTTCCGTCAGGCTCGCCTTCGACAGGGAGGCGCACCGCCAGATGATGGCCGACTCCGAATGGGAGGTCGACAGCGCAGACGTCCTCCAGCTCGCCGGGAAGCTCAACGGACGCCCCTCCCTCATCGCCGCAGGAGTGGGGTCGGGGATCACGGGAAGCGGGGCCGACCTCCTCATCATCGACGACCCCGTCAAGGACATGGCCGAGGCCGAGAGCCAGACCATGCGCGACAGGGTCTACGAGTGGTACGCCTCGACGGCGTTCACCCGTCTTTCTCCCGGAGGGAAGGTGGTCATCGTGGCGACCCGCTGGCACTACGACGACCTCATCGGGAGGGTGCTCGAGGACGACGCGTCGTCGTGGCAGGTGCTGAACCTCCCCGCGATCAGCGACGACGGACAGGCCCTGTGGCCGGAGAGGTACGGGCTGGAATCCCTCGCCGACATCAAGCGGTCGGTAGGCTCCCGCGTCTTCGAGGCACTGTACCAGGGCCGTCCGACCCCGCTGGAGGGCGGGATGTTCCGCAGGTCGTGGGCGAGGTTCGGGCCGAGGTTCCCCGACGATGCGAGGCGGTGCAGGTATTGGGACAAGGCCGCCACGTCGGGCGGGGGCGACTGGACCGTCGGCGTGCTCATGGCGGAATACGACGGGAGGTACTGCGTCGAGGATGTGGTCCGCTTGCAAGGCTCCCCGCAGGAGGTGCAGTCCCGCATCAGGGCCACGGCGGACATGGACGGCTACGACGTAAGCATCCGCATGGAGCAGGAGCCGGGGTCCAGCGGGGTCGACGTCATCGACCTGTACTCGAGGCGCATCCTGACGGGCTTTGACTTCAGGCCGGAGAAGGTCACGGGCGACAAGGCCACCCGCGCCAACGGCCTCGCCGCCGCGATGGAGGCCGGGAACGTGGACCTCGTGAGGGCGTCATGGAACCGCGACCTCCTCGACGAGCTGGCGGCCTTCCCTTTGGGGGCGCACGACGACCAGGTGGACGCCATGTCGGGGGCGTTCCGCGAGCTGTCGAGAGGCGGGGCCCCTGGCGTGTGGGTGCTGCGACCACCCAGATTTTATAAGCATCCGACAAGTCGAAAAACCATGCAAGGACGCATGGTCGAGGTCAAGGCTGGCCAGGAGGACGGCACATTCTCCGGGCTGCTGTCGACCTACGGCAATCTGGACGCGGTGGGTGACATCTGCGAGAAGGGATGCTTCGACCGCACGATACGCGAGAGGGGGATCAAACGCCCCCTGCTCTGGCAGCACGACCAGAGCCAGCCCATAGGGTCGTTCGTGGTGTCCTCGGCAGAAGACGCCCTCAGCATCGAGGGCCGTTTCAACATGGACGTCGCCAAGGGGAGGGAGGCTTACGCCCTGCTCAAGGCGCAGGACATAGACGGCCTCTCCATTGGCTACATCGCAAGGGACTTCGACTACGACTCCCAGGGAGTCCGCCACCTGAAGGACGTGGACCTCCTCGAGGGGTCGCTGGTCACGATCCCGGCGAACGACCTGGCGAGGGCACAGGCCAAGAGGCTCGATACCATGAGCAAGTACGCCCAGATGCAGAGCCTGAAAGGGCTCACCGAGAGCCAGCGCAAGGCGATTCTCGCCGAGCTGGACGGACTGGAGGTCGGCGACGTCGACGAGGACGGGAACACCGTCATCGAGGTCATCGACGTCGACCTCCCCGGGGAGAAAGCGAACGACGAGGCCGAGGACGAGCAGTGCAAGGCCGAGGACCAGACCGAGGACGAGGACGCGAAGGCCGCCAAGGAGGACGCGCCCGAGGATGACGACGACGAGGTGGAGGACGCATTGAAGGCCCTCGCCTCCGCAATCGCGAAACTCAAAGCAAAGATGAAAGCGTGATAACATGGACGCAGAGCAGATCAAGTCCATCACCCAGGGCGTCGAGTCCATAGGGAAGAAGATGGACGAGGAGCTGGCCGCCATCAAGACGGCCATAGGCGACCTCCAGGCGAAGGGAGCCGTCGGCGAGGCCGGCAGGACCCTGGACCCCGAGGTCAAGAGCATGATCGACTACATGAGGGGGGCCGAGATGAAGACCGGCACCGTCGCCAACCCGACCACCGGCGGATATGCGGCCGTCCCCTCCTTCGTCTCCGAGGTCGTGGCGAAGTACTACCAGGAGAACCCCCTCCTGAGCGAGATAACCATCAACCGCATCGACGGGAACGTCGCCGTCGTGCCCGTGGAGAAGGGCGCACCCAATGTGTCCTGGGTCGGCGAGACCGAGGCCAGGTCCGGGGACGTCGGGAAGCTCGGCGTCGCCAACATTCCCATGAACGAATGCATCGCGTGCGTGCCCTTGAGCAACGTGCTGATAAACGACAGCAACCTCTTCAACGTCGAGCAGTACATGGCCGACTCCGCCTCCAAGGCCCTTTCCAGGGAGATCGGCAAGACCATCATCTCCGGCAGCGGCTTCAAGCAGCCTGAGGGCGTCCTGACCGCGCCGGGCGTCACCCCCGTCGCATCCGGGAACGCCAGCAAGCTGACCACCGACGCGCTGTTCGACATGGTCGGGGCCCTCCCCGACGAGGCCGTCCCCGGAGCCAAGTGGCTCATGTCCTCCAGCACCTTCTGGAACGTCGCCAAGACCTTCGGCAAGGACAGCAGCTACGTCACCATGCCCCTCGCCGCAGGCATCCAGCCCGCCATCCTCGGGCACTCCGTCATCATCGCGGACATGCCCTCCGTCCAGGCCAACGCCTTCCCGATAGTCTTCGGCAACTTCAAGGACGGCTACAGAGGCATCGAGCACGAGGGCCTGACCTACCTCCGCGACCCCTACACCGGCATCGCGAACGGAATCACGAAGACCTGGTTCTCCAGCAGGTTCGGAGGGCAGGTAGTCAACCCGGAGTCCTTCGTCAAGATGAAGGTCGCCGCGTCCATCTGAGGTGAATGAAATGGCAAGAACCGCATACCCCGCAGCCGCCGCACCCGGCGGAAGCACCGCAGTCGACACCGACGGATACGGCACGGTCACCATCGTCGGGACCACCACCGCCGCGTCCTCCGCCATCACCATAACCGTCTGCGACACCGTGGACGGGTCCTACGCCGCGCCCGCCGCAGGGGAGGTCATCGACCCCATAGCCGGGACCGCGCCGACCCTCTCCGGGCTGTCGTCCGGCACGACCGTCATCGCGTCGTACATCGGCCCCAAGAGGTTCATCAAGGCTGTCGGGACCACCACCAACGTGATAATCGTCCTCGGCGAGCCCCGCCACGGATATTGAACCGAGGGGGGCGACCCCCTCACACCATGCCGACGCCTCAGCCATGAGTTCCAGGGCGAGCGTTTCCCTTCCGGGGCGTCGGCACCACTGCCTCCTATCCGCCGGGCCGGGCTTTTTCTGTTTTTCACCGGCCTGGCGACCCCACCCAGATTTTATAAGCCGTCCATTGGTCGAAATACCCATGTACGGGAGGTACGACACGATTTTCCGGGGCACGACCCAGAGCATCGAGATCGACGTCCCCTACGACACGCGCCTGCTGTCGAAGATATACGCGACGTTCACCCAGGAGGGCCAGACGGTCCTCGAGCTGGACGTCGCCGACGTGATGCTCGGGGAGGGCAAGGTCTGGCTCCCTCTCCAGCAGGCCGACACCAACGCCTTCAAGGCGGGGTTCGCCACGATGCAGATGAGGGCCCTGTTCTCGGACGGCTCGGCCATCGCATCGGAGCATCAAATGTATCGCGTAGTGGACGCGCTGAAGGAGGGAGTAATCTCATGAGGAAGGACTACAAGCCGAGATGGAGCCCCATAACGGAGGTTCCAGTCATCCCGGTCCACGAGGACCTGGGCGGGAGGGACGCGCCGTCACAGCATCCCATCGAGGCCATCGACGGCCTGGCGGAGGCATTGGCCGGGAAGGTCGACGCCGACGCCACCAAGCAGCTCAGCACCGAGGACTACACCTCGGCGGAGAAGGCGAAGCTCGCCGGGATCGCGGAGGGGGCCGAGGCCAATGCGGTCCAGACCGTCAAGGTCAACGGCACCGCCTTGATACCGGACGGCGACAGGGCCGTGGACGTCACCGTGCCCCTCGCGCTGGACGGCCTCTCCTACGAGGGAGGGGTCCTGACCGCCACGGACACCGCCGGGGCGGAGGTCGCGTCCGTGGACACCGGCCTGGGGGCCGCCTACGTCGGGGCCAGCTTCGACCCGTCCAACAGCGCGATAGTCTTCGACACCTCCGCAGGGGACGAGGTCTCCATGCCCATGCCCTCCTACAGGGACGGCGCGGAGCCCAACGTCATCGACGGCATCGTCTACGACGGCGTGACGGCATCCCCGGACGCCAGCAAGGTCGTGGCCCTCGACGTCTACACCAAGGCGCACAGCGTCCAGCAGGCCGAGGTCGACGCCTCCACTGGCGTCCTCACCCTCAAGAACGCCAATGGCGACGCCATATCCGCCGTGCAGACCGGCCTCGGAGGGCTCATCGCCTCGGCCTCCTACGACCAGGCGAACCTCCGCATCGACCTTGTGAAGGCGGACGGCTCGCACCTCTACATCCCCCTCAACCTCGCCGTGAGGCCCTACGCCGGGACCGACAGCATCCTGCTCGTGCCGACCGACTCCGCGACGCAGATCTGGCTCAACCCCGACTTGGAGTCGGGCATAAGGCACGCCGTCAAGGACAACGCCGACGCCGTGGCGACCGGGAATTACACCTTCCAGGGCCCGACGGCTTTCTCCGGCCCGACGGCGGGCCTGTCCCTGAAGTCGACCAAGGGGGCCGCCGACACCGGCCAGGCCACCTGCATCTACCACTACCTGACGGGCGACGGGAGCGAGGCCCTGGCGGCATACGACGACATCTACTTGCAGAGCTCGCGCATAGTCAAGAGGATGCGCCTCACGGGCAGAGGGGGGGCCAGCCAGACCCTCGGAATCGTCGCCAACGACGACGGCACGGGGTACGCCGTGGCTCCGAGCTACCTCCCCTCAGATGGGAACGGGGGCACCGCCGCCCCCTCGGACGGCACCACCGTGATAACCCAGGCCATGCTCGCCGCCAGCCCCTCCGTGGTGCACACCGCGGGGGACGAGGCCATAGCGGGCACCAAGGACTTCACCGGCACCCTCCGCAGCTCAGGGAGCATAGGCACCCTGTCGCTGAGGTCATCCAAGTCGAGGACCGACACGGGCCAGGCCACCCTGATAAGGCAGACGGTCACGGTCGACGGCGCGGACGCACTCGTGGGCTACGACGACGTCTACCTCCAGAGCACCCGCGTGACCAAGCGCATCAAGGCCGTCGGCAGGGACGGCACCGAGAAGACCATGACCCTCGTGGCCGCCGACGACGGCACGGGATGGGCCACCGCGCCCTCCTACCTCCCGGACGACGGATCCGGAGGGGTCGCCGCACCCAGCGACACCGGCACGGTCATCACGCAGGCGATGCTGGCCGCCTCCCCGAGCGTGGTCCACAGGACCGGCGACGAGAGCATAGCGGGCACCAAGGACTTCACCGGCACCCTCAAGGCCGAGGGGGCGGTGGACGACCTCTTCGTCGCCACCGACGTCGCCACGAACGAGACCAAGGCGTGGTGCGAGATCTACCGCACCAAGGCGGGCACGGCCTCCCGGAAGAACGTCATCGCCATCTGGCTTTCCTACATGGACGGCACCGGCGGAGGGGTCGTGACCGTCCGCAGGGGCTACCTCGACGCGCTGCTGCAGGAGTTCGGCGGCGAGTGGTCCTACGGCGGGATGTCCGGCCAGAGCATCGCCGTCGTCAGGGACACCACCGGCTCGGAGGCCGTCTACAAGGTCTACGCCAAAGCCACGGCCGAGAAGCGCGTGGTAGCCCGCAGGGTCATGGAGCACGACGACGGGGGCCAGTACGGCGACCTCGTCCCGTCCTCCGACTGGGAGAGGGGGGACGGCCACGCGCACACCCTGCCGAGCGGGGCGGGCATCACGGTGAAACAGATAAATTGGAGCTGATACGATGACTACGAGAAGAAGCCCTGACGGGCAGGTGTATACGGAGGTCCCGGTCGTCCCCAGGCACGACCAGCTGGACGGCAGGGACCTGGGCAACAGCCATCCGATAGAGGCCATCACAGGACTTCAGGACGCGCTGGACGGGAAGGTCGACGCCGTGGAGGGCAAGGGCCTGTCCACGGAGGACTACACCACGGAGGAGAAGGAGAAGCTCGACGGCATCGAGGCCGGGGCGGAGGCCAACCGCGTCGCCACGGTCAAGGTCAACGGCGCGGCGCTGACGCCGGACGCGGACAGGGCGGTGGACGTCGAGGTCCCCTCCGGCTATGGCACCGAGCTGGTCCTCGGCACGACCACACTCACCATGCGCAAGGGCGACGGGACCGAGAGCGCGGTGGAGATAGGCAACCCCTTGACCACGGCCTCCATCATCAGCCAGAGGACCAGGCAGAGGCTGACGCTCGGCAGGCGCACGGGGCCCGCGATCACGCTGGAGATCCCTTGCGAGGACGGGGCGCAGAAGAACGTCATCGAGTCAATCAGGGTCGACGGCACGCCCGTCAGCCCGACCGGCACCGGCGTGAACATCCGCCTCGACGCGGTGGCCAAGCGCATCTCCTACGACGGCTCGACGGGCACGCTGGCCCTCAAGAACGGCTCGCTGGCGACGCTGGACGCCGCCACGCTTCCCCGCAAGGGGCTGGCGTCGGCCAGCTTCGACGATTCGAGCGACCGCCTCACCCTCACCCGCGACGACGGCACCAGCGTCCAGGTGGACCTCTCCGCGCTGGACGTCGGGGCCTCCGCCGGGAGCATGATAGCCGTCTCCGACGAGGGCGTCATATCCCTCACCGCGGAGGCGCAGGACATCGTCACCGACGCGGCGGCGCACATAGGCACCAACGCCTTGCACGTGAGCACCGCCGACCGCAGCAAGTGGAACAGCGTCGACAACGCCGTCAAGGTCGCCGGCAATCAAAGCATCGCCGGGACCAAGACCTTCACCGGGACCGTGGTCGTCCCCACCCCGACCGCCGCCAGCCAGGCCGCGACCAAGGCCTACGTCGACTCCGTGGCCGGAGGGGGCGGAGGCGGAGGCGGCACCACCTACACGGCGGGCGAGGGCCTGGCCCTGGAGGGGACCGAGTTCTCCCTGTCCTCCGAGACCCAGGCCACCCTCTCGGCGGTCGCGGGCAAGGCTTCGGACGACGCCGTGGTCAAGCTCACCGGCAACCAATCCGTCGCCGGGGTCAAGACCTTCACAAGCCTTCCGAAGATCCCGACCACGACCCCGACGGACAACGCCCAGGCGGCCAGCAAGAAGTACGTGGACGACACCGCCTCCGGCAAGGCCGCAGACACCGCAGTGGTCCACAACACCGGGGCCGAGACCGTGGCGGGCGTCAAGACCTTCTCCTCGATCCCGATAATCCCCACCGACACCCCGACCCAGAACGGGCAGGTGGCCAGCAAGGCTTACGTCGACGCGGCGGTGGCCGGAGGCGGGGGAGGGGGAGGCGGGACCTCGTACACGGCGGGGACGGGACTCCAGCTCGTCGGGACCGAGTTCTCCCTCGACAGCACCACCCAGACCGCCGTGTCCGCCGTATCGGGCAAGGCCGCAGACAATGCGGTCGTGCACCTGACGGGGGCGGAGTCCGTCGCGGGGGTCAAGACCTTCACGGACAGCCCCGTCGTGCCGACGCCGACCACCGATTACCAGGTCGCCACCAAGAAATATGTCGACGACAACGCCGGAGGCGGAGGAGGGGGCGGGACGTGGACCACGCTTCAGTCCACCGACTGGACCTCGGCGAAGTTCGACGAGCTGTTCGACACGGACGGCGACCTCTTCACGGCCAAGAAGGAGGTCGAGCTTCTGGTCTTCTACGGCACGCACAGCATCCTCTGCCAGACATATCCCAAGGGCTCCGCCGTGCCGTCGACCATAGAGGTGACTTACGTCAACAAACAGTCCAGCACATCCAACGCCTTCATGGCGGCCTTGGTGCTCGGCTTCAAGGACTTCCTCTTCCTGAAGACGTCCGGCCAGACCGGGGCGATGTACGTCTTCACCGGCGTGGCTATAACGACCTCCACCGCCGCCACCGTCAAGGCCACGGGGGCCTCCATAGCCACGAGCGACGTCTATCATGTCACCACCGCAACGGGCGCAAGCGGCCATGTGAACATCCGCATCCGCTACCGCTGAAACCGCTTCGGGGCCTCCGGGCCCCACCCAGATTTTATAAGCCCTCCATAAGTCGAAACAGCATGGAGCCGATTGCAGTGGAGGACGCCCGCCAGTGGCTCGGCATCCGCCAGGACGATTGCCAGGAGGACGAGAGCATCGCCCTTCTGATAGAGGCCGTGCGGTCCGCCGTCCAGCCCTACATCCCCTACGACCTCGCATAGTGCTGCCCCCCGCTGGTGCGCCAGGCGATGCTGTGCGCCCTCAAGGCCGCCTACGAGGACCGCACCGCCCCCATCGTGACGGCGGATGTGCTGGACATGATAAGGCCGGAGATGGTCGTCAATGTCCGACGTCACGGTCACCGTGGACGACGCGGGCATGGAGGCCGTGATAAGGGTCTTCGGCGTCGATTTCGTCAGGCTCGCCAAGGAGGCCCTTTACGAGGCCTACATCCTCGGAGGGGTCCAGCAGGACATCTGGAGGGCGACCCCGATGAGCCAGCGGGCGAAGTACGCCGAGAGGCTCGGGAACAAGAAGGGGACCAGGCTGATGAATAAGGACGGCACGGGCCTCGTCCGCGGATGGAGGGGCAAGGTCACCGAGGAGGAGGCCGACTGGCTCGACTCCGTGGGGATGGGCCGCCTCCGCAACTCGCTTTTCATCCAGGGCGAGAACACCAGCCTCGACGACCTCGGATTCCGCCAGATCCCGGGAGGGGTGGAGTTCCGCCTCCAGTCCAGCGTGCCCTACGCCGGGAGGATGCACGAGACCGACAAGCCCGCCAAGGGCGAGTACTGGACGCCCGGCAACGGCGGCTTCGGATGGAGCACCCCGGGGACGGGGGCCAAGTACATCGAGGACAACGTCGACGCGCAGAAGATGGCCGAGGCGATGGCCCGGTGCGTGATGGCGAAGGTGAGATCATGAGCGTCTCCGCAGTGGACGACCTCATGGCCATGATGGAGCAGGACGGCATCGGCGTCGTAGGGCGCGACATCTACGACTGGAGGATGGCCAAAGAACGCCAGGCGACGCACGGCGTGCTCGTCCGCCAGCGCACATCCTCGCCGGAGCCCGACCACATCACTTAGACCGACACCTCCCTGATGACCGTCACCGTCGCGGGAGCCGGGACCGGGCAGGCCGCCAGGGAGAGGGCGATGGCCCTTGCCCACCGCATCTACAGGACCTACAACCTCGTCCTCTCAAGGGACGTGGGCCAAACGCATTACTTGAGCGTCATCGCGGACCAGCCCCCGTATGAGCAGCCGGACGGAACGGATGTGGATTACGTGGTCGGCATCCGCATGACGAGATACTACGGAGACCTTTGACTATGGCATCAGGCAAGACATACAGGCAGAAAGGAGATCTAAGGGCCCTCAACGTGATGGCCGAGGCGACCTACGGCGTGCCCACGGCCAGCGCGTCAGTCTACGCGGGGACGCTGGACACCATGACCCCCAAGGACAGCGAGACCGTCACCTACGTGCCCGACGAGGGGAGCAGGGGCGTCGGGACCCCGTACCGCACCGCCGAGGACTTCGGATTCGACGCGAAATTCAGCTTCGCCTCCTCGGCAAGCACGACGTCCAGCAGGACCGATGGCTGGGAGCGGTGGCTGGCCCTGGCCGTCGGGGCGTCCAACAGCAGCATCAGGACGGGCCTGAACGCCAAGCCCACCAGCTTCACGGCCTGGTTCAAGACCTCCTCCACGGAGGGGCACATCTACGAGGGCGCGGTC